GATGACCCTCATTCGGAACAAGACGCTAAAACCGGACGCCCCGATGTATTCCTTCCTGCTTGGGAGTGGTTTCAGTCTGGCCCTCTCCAGCGTCTTATGCCGGGCGGCTCTATCATTATCGTGATGACCCGTTGGAGTAAGCTGGACTTAACAGGGATGATTGTCAACCAGATGGGCAAAGAAGAAGATGTAGATCAGTGGGAGATTGTCGAGTTTCCTGCCATCCTCAATGAGAAACCGCTATGGGGGGACTTCTGGTCGCTGGAAGAACTACTGGGTAAAAAAGCAGGTATGGATCCCCGCTACTGGCAAGCCCAGTACATGCAGAACCCCGTGTCTGAAGAAGGCGCATTAATTAAACGAGAGTGGTGGCAGATATGGGAGAAGGACGATCCTCCCAACTGCGAATTCACCATCATGAGTCTTGATGCGGCGCAGGAGACCAATAACAGGGCTGACTACAACGCACTGACAACGTGGGGTGTGTTCTTCAACGAAGAGACAAACAACTATTGCATCATCTTGCTCAATGCCATCAAGAAGCGGATGGAGTATCCAGACTTAAAAGCAATGGTGCTTGAAGAGTACAAGGAGTGGGAGCCTGATGTGTTTATCGTTGAGAAGAAGTCCAACGGCTCGGCACTCTATCAAGAATTTAGACGGATGGGTGTGCCTATAGGCGAGTTTACTCCGGGCAAAGGACAAGATAAGATTGCGCGGGTGAATGCAATTTCTGCACTGTTCCAAGGAGGAATAGTGTTTGCACCAGATCGCAGGTGGGCAAGAGAAGTTATTGAAGAATGCAACGACTTCCCATCGGGTACTAATGATGACTTGGTTGACTCAACAACACTAGCACTCATGCGGTTTAGACAAGGCGGGTTTATCAGACTGCCAAATGATGAACCCGAAGATATTAAATACTTTCGCCGCAGAACAGCGGCGTACTATTAAGGACAGATATGGCTACCAGCAACATTGACAAAGCTCTTTACTCCACTGACGGTGGACTTCCAGAATTAATGGACTTAGGTGAGCCTGATCTTGAAATTGAGATTGAGAATCCTGATTCGGTGACACTAGCCGATGGATCTATGGAGATCACGATTGAGCCGGGTAAAGAAGTCAATGACGAGTTCAGTAGGAACTTGGCCGAAGACATGGACGACAGTGAGTTGGCTAATCTTGCATCTGAACTCATGGAGTATGTCGATGCCGATATTAACTCTCGCAAAGACTGGACTGAGACATACGTCAAGGGTCTTGAAGTATTGGGGATGAAGTATGAGGAGAGAACGGAACCTTGGAATGGGGCTTGTGGAGTATTTTCAACCGTTCTTACTGAGGCCGCGATTCGCTTCCAGAGCGAGACTATCACTGAAACGTTCCCTTCTCAAGGCCCAGTCAAGACGGAAATTATCGGTGCAATTGATCGCCTTAAAGAGGAGGCGGCGGCTCGCGTTAGAGAAGACATGAACTACCGCCTGACTGAGCAGATGCCCGAGTACAGACCAGAGCATGAACGCATGCTGTTTAATTTGGGACTAGCTGGCTCTGCGTTTAAGAAGGTGTACTACGACCCGGGTCTGCGTCGCCAAGTGTCACTCTTTGTTCCTGCTGAAGATGTAATCATTCCCTATGGCTCAAGCGGAGCAAGAACTGCTGAGCGTGTGACGCACTTGATGCGCAAGACAAAGAATGATGTAAAAAAACTACAAGTCAATGGTTTTTATCGTGATGTTGATTTGGGCGAACCTGTTCAGATTCATACTGATGTCGAGAAGAAAAAAGCTGAAGAGCAGGGCTATTCAGTCAATGAAGATGATCGCTATCAGATTGCTGAAATTCAAGTTGATTGGAACCTAAAAGGTTACGAGCAGGAAGATGACATTGCCCTGCCCTACATCATTGCAATTGATCGTGGCACAAATAAAGTTTTAGCTATTTATAGAAACTATGAAGAGGATGACGAAACTTATGCGAAGCGTCAGCACTTGGTTCAGTACGATTATGTACCGGGCTTTGGTGCTTATGGCATGGGTCTTATCCATATCATTGGTGGTTACGCTCGCGCTGGCACTTCTCTTATCAGGCAACTTATTGATGCAGGTACTCTCAGCAACTTACCCGGCGGGATGAAGTCACGCGGTCTGCGTGTAAAGGGTGACGATACACCGATTGCACCGGGCGAATTTAGAGACGTAGACGTACCAAGCGGCTCGATCAAAGACAACATCATGATGCTCCCGTACAAGGAGCCATCACAGGTGTTGGCAGCGCTACTGAACCAGATCACAGAAGAAGGCCGTCGCCTTGGTTCTATTGCTGACATGAAGGTCAGTGACATGAGTGCGCAGGCTCCTGTGGGTACAACGCTTGCTCTCTTAGAGCGGCAGCTTAAGATCATGGGTGCGGTGCAAGCCCGTGTTCACAACTCAATGAAAGAGGAGTTCAAGCTCCTTAAAAACATCATTAGAGATCACGCACCCGCAAGCTACGACTACGACCCAGTAGCAGGCAATCCAGAGGCAATGCAGGCTGATTACGACATGGTTGAAGTTATACCTGTCAGTGATCCCAACAGCTCTACGATGGCTCAACGCATCATGCAGTATCAAGCTGTAATGCAGTTGGCTCAGCAAGCACCTCAGATTTACGACCTCCCAATTTTGCATAGGCAAATGATTGAAGTACTGGGTGTAAAGAATGCTGAGAAGCTTGTACCGATTGATGACGATATGTCACCGCGTGACCCGATCAGTGAGAACATGGCGTTCTTGCGAGGAGAGCCTACGAAGGCGTTTATCTATCAAGATCAAGACGCACACATTGCGGCTCATACAACGTTTATGCAGGATCCGATGATCATGCAGACAATGGGCCAAAACCCTGCGGCTCAACAGATGATGGGGGCAATCATGGCTCACATTGCTGAACACTTGGCGTTTGCGTATCGCCGTAAGATTGAAGAGCAGTTGGGCGTACCACTCCCACCACCCAACGAGAAACTTCCTGAAGAAGTTGAAGTTCAGTTGTCTCAGCTTGTGGCGCAAGCATCAGTCCAGTTGCTTCAGCAGAACATGGCTCAGATGCAGGACAAGAAGAACCAGCAGATGCAGCAAGACCCGCTCATCCAGATGCAGCAGGCCGAGTTGCAGATCAAGGCACAAGAAGCACAGACCCGTGCGCAAAAGACTCAGGCTGACATCCAGTTAGCTCAAGAGAAGCTTAAGCTTGAGGCTCAACGCATCATGATGGACATGCAGAAAGAGCAGCAACGTGTGACCTCGCAAGAGCGTCAGACTACTCAGAAGCTTAAAGCTGATTTGGTCAAGAACATTACTAAACCACAATCTGGGGGTGTTAGATGAACGAAATAGAACTGCTTAAGAAGCAGAATGATGAATTTCGCCAACAGGCGATAGACAAACTTGCTACTGGCGGAGTCAAAGACTACGCAGAGTATCGAGAATTGGTAGGGGTTATTAGAGGTCTTGACCATGCCAATTACAACCTTCAAGACCTCAAACAACGTATAGAAAGACTAAACGATGAGTGAAATACTCGTAAGCCAAGACGGTGCCACAGCCACTGTACTTCCCGCGACGGCTGAAGAGAAAGCTAAGCAGGTTCCTGATCCTGCTACTTTTCATATTCTTTGCATGCTTCCCAAAGCAGAAGAAGAATTTAGTGAGTCCGGTATCCTTAAATCCGCTACTGCTATGTACCACGAGGAGCTTCTTTCCCCCGTGTTATTCGTAGCCAAAATAGGGCCAGACGCATTTAAAGATGAGAAGAGGTTTCCCTCTGGGCCCGCATGTAAAGTCGGAGATTTCATTATCACCCGCCCCAATACTGGCACCCGTATGAAAATACACGGTACAGAATGGCGTTTGATTAATGATGACTCTATCCAAGCAGTTGTCCAAGACCCTCGCGGTATTCAACGCCCATAAGGAGAAATCATGGCTGAATTTGAAAAAACAGAATTTCATTTCCCTGATGAGATAGAAGAAGCTGAGAAAAAAGCTAATTCCTCTCTAAAGTCTAAAAATGACGAGTTTGATATTGAGGTTGTAGACGATACCCCAATAGCAGACAGAAACCGTGGGGAACCACTGGATACGCCACCTGAAGAAGTCACCGAAGAAGAACTTGACAAATACACTGATGTCAAGCTTAAGGAACGACTATCTAAATTAGGTCGCGGGTATCACGACGAGAGACGAGCCAAAGAAGCAGCATTTCGTGAAAAAGATGAAGCTTTGCGTTTGGCGCAGTCAATCGTTGAAGAGAACAGAAAGCTTAAAGGTACGCTCAGTACTAGCCAAGAAGCTCTATTGGAGCAGGCCAAACGGACTGTTTCAGCAGAGGTAGAAGAGGCTAAACGAGACTACAAGAGTGCTTACGAGGCTGGGGACTCAGATGCTTTGGTTGCAGCGCAGGACAAACTAACCTCTGCCAAGATCAAAGCTGAGCGAGTAAATAATTTTAAGCCTGCCCCTTTACAAGATAATAAATCTGATGTACAAACTCAACAAATCGCGCAAGCAAACGCGGTTGATCCCAGAGCATCTGACTGGCAAGCCCGGAATAGCTGGTTTGGGAAAGACCGTGAAATGACCGGTTATGCGCTTGCGTTGCATGAGAAACTGGTCGTAGAGGATGGTGTTGATCCAAAGTCGGACGAGTATTACCGTAGACTCAATGGCAGGATCCGCCAAGTATTCCCAGAGAGGTTTGCCTCTGAGGAATCCGCTGATGCACAAACATCTCAGCGCTCGCCAAAAGCAAATGTTGTTGCACCAGCAACGCGCAGCACTGCACCTAGAAAAATCGTGCTGAATGCAACGCAGGTACAACTGGCTAAACGGTTGGGAGTTCCCTTGGAACTGTACGCCCGTAAGGTCGCAGAAGAAATGAGGAAATAAAAATGGTTGAACAAAATCGATTAAAGCGTGAACTTGAAACTCGTGAAAAAGAGAGCAGACCTGCTGCAAAGTGGACTCCGCCTCAACTTCTCCCCGAAGTACATGAGGAGCCCGGCTACGCTATGAGATGGATTCGCACCAGCATGGGTGGTGTGGGTGACGCTAGAAATATTTCCGCAAAACTTCGTGAAGGATGGGAGCCCGTAAAGGCTTCTGATCACCCTGAAGCGCACACATTTGCCGATCCAAATTCTCGGTTTAAAGATGCGATTGAAGTCGGTGGACTTATCCTTTGTAAAACACCTGTTGAGTTTATTGGTCAACGCTCTGCATACTACCGTAATATGGCTGAATCGCAGATGCAATCAGTAGACAACAGCTTCATGCGCGAAAACGACGCCCGCATGCCATTGTTTAGCGATAAACGCACGACAGTGACTAAGGGATCAGTTTTCGGAAAAGGTACTTAAATTTTTTTGGAGTCTTAAATGGCAACTACCGCTGCACCCTATGGGCTACGGCCTATCAATCGTATCGACGGCATGCCCTATGCTGGCGCTACGAGTCAATTTCTAATCGATCCTGCTGGCGAAGGTACTAACTTGTTTTATGGACAAGTTGTTATCATCGGCGCTGACGGTTATATTGCTTTGTCTACCGCTACCGGCGCAGATTTGACTACCAATAACCTTGGTGGTAATAATCTTGGTGCTATCGGCGTTTTTGTTGGCTGTTCGTACATTAACGCACAAGGCCAGCAAATTTACGGCCAGTACTACCCCTCCGGCACAACCGGCGTGGTAACTGCGTATGTTGTAACGGATGACAGCGTAACTTTCCAAGCGCAACTGGACGGCGTTGCTGACCAGTCGGATCTTGGTGCTAACACTTTCTTTGCTGCCGTACAGTCCACTTCTACAGGTTCTACCCGTACAGGTAACTCGACCAGCGCATTAGAGTCAAACACTCAGACCGCCGCCGCTGCGTTCAAAATCATCGGCTTTGCATCCCCCGTGACTGACGCTTTCCCAGATGTTCTGGTTAAGTTCAATCCCGGCGCACACGCCTTCAGCAACGCCGTTGGCATCTAAGGAGCTAAATCATGGCTATTTCACGCGCACAACTACTTAAAGAGTTGCTCCCCGGTCTGAACGCATTGTTTGGTCTGGAGTACGCTAAATACGGCGAAGAGCACAAAGAAATCTACGAAACAGAGACATCTGAGCGTAGCTTTGAAGAAGAGACAAAGTTGTCTGGCTTCGGTCAAGCACCAGTCAAAAACGAGGGCTCAGCCATCGCTTATGACAATGCGCAAGAAGCATGGACTGCACGTTACACCCACGAAACCATTGCGATGGGCTTCTCCATCACAGAGGAAGCTGTGGAAGATAACTTGTATGACTCTTTGTCTTCACGTTATACCAAGGCTTTGGCCCGTGGTATGGCTTACACCAAGCAGGTTAAGGCCGCTTTTGTGTTGAACAACGGCTTTGCCGGTGGCCCCACTTATGGTGACGGTCAAGTTCTGTTCTCAACAGCACACCCCTTGGTTTCTGGTGGCGTTAACAGCAATACACCATCTACTCCTGCCGACTTGAATGAAACATCGTTGGAAAACGCTGTTATTCAGATCGCTGCTTGGACAGACGAGCGTGGCTTGTTGATCGCTGCTAAGCCCAAGAAATTGGTCATTCCACCAGCACTGCAATTCGTTGCTACACGTTTGCTCGAAACCGAACTTCGCGTTTCTACAGCCGACAATGATATCAATGCATTGAAGAACAATGGTTCAATCTCTGAAGGTTACTGCGTTAACCACTATTTGACTGACACCAATGCTTGGTTCTTGACTACAGACGTACCTAACGGCCTGAAGCACTTTGTTCGTTCACCCTTGTCTAACAGCATGGACGGCGACTTTGACACAGGTAACGTTCGTTACAAAGCCCGTGAGCGTTACAGCTTCGGCGTGTCTGATCCTTTAGGTATTTTCGGTTCACCCGGAGCCTAATAGGTCTAAAAAAAGGGAGCTTTGGCTCCCTTTTTTGTTGCATTGGTTTAAACGTAGTGGTATAAATACACATCCGGGCTTATCCGGTGCATTAGACAGTCCCGGCTGACGACATACAGACTGATGCACTTAACTTGTATGTAAGGACACATCATGGCAACC